AAAATTAGAGAAGTTGTCAATGCTATTAAAATCGAAGAAGCTAAAATAGCTAATCTTACCAATAGGATTGAAGACGCGGCACCCGAAGTTTCAGTAGCTACTTAGTAAAAAGCTACATCGTTGAAAACGTACTTTCACTATGCAATCCCTTGCACTCTATTATAATCTGCTATATAAATTAATCACTATACATAAAAAATAAATATAGAGCGTAGACGCGTATAGTCGACTGCCCCTAGGGACTGCGTTCGGATATTCTAGGAGGGATATTATTATGGCAAACACAACATTTACAGGACCGGTAAGATCGGAATCAACTGTAAAAGTTTCAACAAAAAACGCTACGACTGGTGTACATACAGATAAAGCTGTTGTTGGAACAAATTCAACTGGAGACACTTCAAGCAATACAGCTGGATCTATTGAATTAAAAGCAGCAACTACAAACACGATGACTCTTCAAACGTACCAAGCTACAATTACTGTAGCCAATGGTGCTACTACAGGTAAAGAAGCGTCTATTGGAATGCCCGCAAACTTTGCACCATTAGCTATTGGTGTTAACGTAACTACAGCAGCAGCAAACGCTGTAAACTTAGTGGACGTTGGAGATGATGCAGACACTGATTCTTATTTAGACGGTGCAACTATTGCTGTTAACTCTACAGGATTCAAAGGTATCTTTGGCTGTAATGGAGTTAGAGGATTAGGAACTGGAACAACTGGTGCAACAGGAACTGCTGATGAAGTAGAAGTTGTTGTAAGTGGTGATCCAGGAGGAGATACAATTATAAGATTAACTTTTATAGGTATCTTAGGAGCATAATTATTAACGTTAATTAAAGTGGGGGCTTATGCCCCCACAGTTTCTTGATTAAGGAGGGAAACAATGGCAGACACAGTAACAGGACCTACTATCTTGCAACAAAATGACAAGAGAGTAACCATTAAAATAGTAAATCAATCAGACGGATCAGGTGGCACAACTGTATTTGCAGATGTATCTGCACTTGCAGCTAATGTATCTGGAGAAAGTCCAACACATTTAACACTACAAAGATTGTGGTATTCTTGTTCAAATGGTGATGGAAAGGACTCTTTTGCTCGTTTAGACTATGAAGATTCAGATGGAGATATTCCAATTGTAACTTTAATAGGATCTGGATATTGGGATTTTAGGGAATTTGGTGGAGTTCCAGCAAATACTTCATCTAACTCAAATCAAAACGATGTAAACTTTGTTGTACCAGGTGCAGCTGATTCTGGAAATACTTACACAGTTATTGCAGAGTTCTTGAAGAATTATTAGGAGGGTAACGGATGGCCAATACAACTTCCGGCACAGTTACTTTCGATAAAACTTTTGCAGTTGATGATATCATTGCAGAGGCATACGAGCGAATCGGTTCACAAGTAACTTCTGGATACCAGTTAAAATCAGCAAGAAGATCTCTCAACATTCTTTTTCAAGAATGGGGTAATAGAGGTTTGCACTATTGGGAAATAGGCGATACGAATATTGATCTTATTGAAGGTCAAGCAGAGTATTCTTTTTTTAGATCTAGTGCTGATGGCACTTCCGCTGTAACTGTTGGAGGCACAAGTGGTTCCAGCACATTTGGTTTAGCTGATGTATTAGAGGCAACATTTAGACAAAATAGAACACAAACCACACAATCTGATTCTGCTTTAACTAAAATAGATAGATCAACATATTCAGCAATTGCTAATAAATTAACAAAAGGTACACCAGCTCAATATTTTGTACAAAGATTTATTGATAAAGTTACAGTTACTTTATATCCAACACCAGATTCAACAGCGGCATCAAAAGATGTTCACATTAATTTTGTTAAAAGAATACAAGATGCAGACTCAACTTATACAGATGCAACGGATGTGCCATTTAGATTTGTGCCTTGTATGGTATCAGGATTAGCATTTTATTTAGCACAAAAGTATGCACCTGACAGAGTTCAAGCGTTAAAACTATATTATGAAGATGAGTTAGCAAGAGCGTTAGCAGAAGATGGTTCTTCTACAAGCACTTATATAACTCCGAAAAACTATTACCCGAGTATTTAATTATGCCAAAATATGCAAAAGCAATATCAGATCGATCAGGACTTGAATTTCCATATGATGAAATGGTTACAGAATGGAACGGTTCTTTTGTTCACAAATCTGAATATGAGGAAAAACATCCACAGTTAGAACTCAGAGCTAACAGAGGAGCAGAACAACAAGGTCTAAGAAATGCTAGACCTCAGAGAATAGAAAATGAAGTTTTAATATTATTAAAACCAGATGCTTTTGAAACTATATCAGCTAGCTCTGGAATTATAAATATAGCAGAACAAGGACACGGTAGATCTACTGGAGATACGGTAAGATTTAGAGGTGCGAGATACACAACATCAGACCCAGATGGTTTTAAAAATCCAAAAGATTTTGATGGTATAACAGGATCAAATATAGCTAAAGCTGCAGGTTACTCAATTACTGTTGGTAAGAGAGATTCTAGCGGAAATATTGCAAACACAGAAAATTTCTACCACTTTACTGTAGACACAGATACTGCTACAACAGGTGGAGTATCAGGAGGAGGAGAAGGTTGCTCGTCAGGACCAGTAACCTTAACAGCATAATATGGCAGGACTAAGCGCATCAGGATTAAAGACACAGATAAGAAGTTATACTGAAGTTAGTTCTACAGTTCTTTCTGACTCTGTTTTAGAGAATATTATTTTAAATGCTCAATACAGAATATTTAGAGATGTTCCAATTGATGCTGACAGAAAAACATCCACAGGTAATTTTACATCAGGAACAGGCACTGTCCTTGTACCAGCAGGAGCCGTGTTTATTAGAGCGGTGCAGGTTTATACTGCAACTGGATCTACATTTACAGGGGCCAATAGTTATCTAGAAAAAAGAGATTTAACATTTTTAGAAGAATATATTTCAGCAACTACATCTACTGGAACACCAAAATACTATGCTATGTTAGACACAGGAGCAACTGGAGAAAGCGCATCAAACTCTGGATCTATAATCGTGTCACCAACACCAAGTGGAACATTTGCATATAAAATACATTACAACGCAGCGCCAGCTTTATTGGAAAACAATGATACTAATTATATTAGTTTAAATTTTCCAAATGGTCTGCTATATTGTTGCCTAGCAGAGACGTATGCTTTTTTAAAAGGACCTGCAGATATGTTACAATTATACGAACAGAAATATAGACAAGAAGTTCAGAAATTTGGAGGAGAACAAATTGGTAGAAGACGAAGAGATGACTATACAGACGGTACAGTCAGAATACCTGTTAACTCACCAACACCGTAAGGAATAAAATATGGCATCAACATTTTCAGATCTAGGTATAGAACTAATGGCAACTGGCGAAAACGCCGGAACTTGGGGGACAAAAACTAATACCAACTTACAAATTGTAGAAAAAGCAATCGCTGGTTATGTAGAGAAATCTATTGCTGGTGGTGCGCAAACAACAGCTTTAAGTATTACTGATGGTGATACAACAGAATCAACATCAGTTGCAAGACACGCTGTAATTAAATTGACAGGAACTATTACAGGTAATCAAATTGTGACTGTTCCAGATTCAATAGAAAAAGTTTATATTGTAGTAAATGGTACAAGCGGTGCATACACTGTTCAATTTAAAACTGCATCAGGAACAGGTGTCACTTTTGGTGCATCTGATAAAAGTACAAAATTAGTTTTTTCTGATGGTACAAATATAGTCGATGCTAGTTTTGGCGGTGCAACAGATTTAGATGGTGGAGTATTAACTCTTGATGCTGACGCGGATACAACAATTACAGCTGATACAGATGACCAAATAGATATTGCAATAGCTGGTGCAGATGATTTTAGATTTACAGCAAACACGTTTACAGCTTTGTCAGGAAGTAGTGTTGTTATACCTGACGGTGGCTTAACTTTAGGTAGCACTGCTGTTACATCAACGGCAGCAGAGTTAAATATTTTAGATGGTGTTACTTCTACAGCCGCAGAGTTAAATATTCTTGACGGTGTTACTTCTACAGCCGCAGAGTTAAATATTTTAGATGGTGTTACTTCTACAGCCGCAGAGTTAAATTTAGTAGATGGTATTACTGCAGGAACTGTATCTGCATCTTTAGCAGTTATAGTAGACTCAAATAAAGATATATCTGGATTTAGAAATTTAAGTATTACTGGAGATCTTACAGTAGCCGGTGATGATATTACTATGGGCACAAATACTGCAGGTAATATTTTAGTTGCAGATGGTACAAATTTTAATTCAGTAGCGGTAGGTGGTTTATCAGAAATATCTACAGTTGCTAATGATGACGTATTTTTGGCAGTCGATACTTCAGGTGGTGGTCTTAAAAAAATTGCAAGATCAGCAGTCGTTGCAGGACTTGCTACATCCGGTGCAATATCAAATGTAGTTGAAGACACATCCCCACAATTAGGTGGTAATCTTGATATGAATGGTGCAGATATTGTAACCACTTCAAATGCAAGTATTGACTTAGCCCCTAATGGTACTGGAACAGTTGTTGTAAGAGGTAATACAAATTCTGGAGCAATAGTATTTAATTGTGAATCTAATTCACACGGGCAAAAAGTTATTGCTCAACCCCACAGTGCTGGTGTTACAAATGTAATGTTATTACCAGATGGAGCTGACTCAACTTTAGTATCTCTTGTTGCAACACAAACTTTAACCAACAAAACTTTAACTACACCAGTTATTGCAGAAATAGATAACTCTAGTGATATTACATTAGATGCTGGTGCAGACGTTATTTTAGACGCAGGCGGTGGAGATTTTAATTTTAAAGTTGCTGGAACAGAGATTTTAAGAGTAACTAACTCATCGAGTGATGTAATTATTAGACCAGTCGTTGATGCAAAAGATTTAATATTCCAACAAAGAGATGGAACAGAAGTAGCTAGAATAGAAGACAATGCTACTTTTAATGTTGTAACAGGTAAACTAGCAATTAACGGAACAGCAATTACATCAACAGCAGCAGAACTTAATTTATTAGACGGTGTTTCTGGATTAGTACAAGCAGATTTAACAAAATTAGCAGCTGTAGATTCAACAGCAACAGAATTAAATATAATGGATGGCGACACATCAGCTGTTTCTACAACTTTAGTAGATGCTGATAGACTTGTAACAAATGACGCTGGAACGATGAAACAGGTAGCATTAACAGACGTTAAAACATATTTAACAAGTGCAGGATTTAGTACAGACGACCCGACTGCGCTTGCAATTGCATTAGGGTAAGGTATAAAGTAGTAGGAGGATATAAATGGCAAACACGTTCAAAGTAGTAAATTTTGCAGCAGAACCAAATTCAGCAGGTACACCCTTTACGATGTACACTGTAGCTAGTAGTACAACTACGGTTGTTCTTGGTTTGATTCTTGCTAATATCCACACAACTGCAGTAACTGCAGAGGTGGAATTAGTTAGTACAACATCAAATCGTGCTGGTGCAAATAACGCTGCAAATGGAACTTCCTTTCTTGTGAAAGATGTTAACATCCCTTCAGGAACTTCACTTGAGTTATTATCAGGTGGTAAAGTTGTATTAGAGGCTGGAGACGTTATAAGAATTGATTGTTCTGTAGCTGATAAAATATCAGGGACTCTGTCGATAATGGAGATAACATAAGATGGCGTATATTGGTCCAATACCAGCAGAAACATTTACATCATTTGCAACTCAAGAGTTTTCAACGAGTGCTACAACCTCCTACACGTTGGATCATCCAGTTACAAATGAGAATGAACTTGCATTATTTATTAATAACGTAAGACAACAACCTGGTTCAGGTAAAGCATATACAGCTACTGGAACTGCACTTACATTATCTGCAGCCACAGCTAGCACAGATACAATGTATGCTGTATTTTTAGGTAGAGCATTACAAACAGTTAATCCAGCAGATGCATCTGTTGGCACATCACAGTTAGCTGCCACTTCCGTAACAGCTGCTAAATTAAATAATGATATTATTTCTGGTTTAACAGCACTATCAGAAGCTCCAGCCAGCACAGATGAATTATTAGTGTCAGATGGTGGAACGATTAAAAGAGTTGATTTTAGTTTATTAGCTTCTACACCACACAAAACTCTATTATCTACAACAACATTAAGTAGCACGAGTGAAGCTGTGTTCAATAATAGTTTAATAACTTCTACTTACAGAGATTATCATATTGAATTTTCTAATGTTCAATCATCAGCAGATGGAGTGGAGTTATACGTATTTTTTTCTTCTGACAATGGATCTTCATATCCAACTGGAAATTGTCATAGAAATCAGTTTGGCTTAATAGCAAGTTCAGATACTGTACAAGTTGGAACAGATACTGGTAGAAATGATATTAAATTAACTGGAATTGGAGATATAGGCACTGCTTCTGGTGAAACAGCTAGTGGTGGGATGACTTTCTATGATTTATTAGGAACAAATAATCATAAAACTGCAATAGGTATAACAGCAGGAGATAACTCTAGTGGAACTGGTTTTATTTCTGTCACTGGTGGTACTTACAGAAGTGAAACTGCTGTAAATACTTTAAAAGTAGCAACTAGTAGTGGTAATATGGCATCAGGTATTATAAAATTTTACGGAATTACATAGGAGATATAAATGGCATATATAGGAAAACAACCAGTAGTAGGAAACTTTCAAAAGTGTGATGCGATATCAGTTGTTAATGGACAAGCAGCATACACACTAAACGTTGGCGGTGCAGCGGTAAGCCCGGAAAATGTTAACCATATGTTGGTTAGTCTTAACGGCGTACTTCAGGCGCCCGGCGACTCGTTTTCTGTATCAGGATCTACACTTACCTTTGCTAGTAACTTAGCAACAGGTGATGTTATAGACTTCGTAATTATTTTGGGTGATGTATTAGATACAGGTCAGCCTTCAGATGATACTGTTAAAACTGCAAGTATACAAGCTAATGCAGTTACAGCTGCTAAATTTAACGCAGATGTAATATCAGGACAAACTGCTTTAGCAGAAACTCCTGCTGATACAGACGAGTTTTTACTATCTGATGGTGGTACAATTAAAAGAATAGATTACTCTTACATTAAAGGTGGTGGTGCTTTTGAAAAATTAGTTACAACAACTGTTTCAAGTGCAGTATCAGAATTAGTTTTTAACAATACCTATTTCACAACTACTCATACTGATTATCAGTTAAGAATTGTTGATTTTAGAGGAAGTAGTGGTGCTGTGCCAAGATTTACAATAAGTAGTGATAATGGAAGTAATTATAAAGGTGGGTCAGGAAGCACAGGTTATAGATTTAGTTATAGTGGAATTGATCAGAGTGCAAATAGCACTACAAGAGGGTCAGGTGGAAGTGATGATGCAAATTTTATTTTACCAATTGCATCAGATGGTTTTCACGGTGGCTCTACACAAGCAACAAGTTTAATTATTGATATTTTTGATCCACTAAATACTCTATCAGACACTAAAATGTTTAATTTTATGGCAAGTGCAGTTTGTCTCGAATCCAATGATGAAGTTACATTTATGATAGGCGGTGGAGTTTATATGGGTTCAGGTGATGAAGATACTGCTTTTAACGCAATTAAAATTTTTATGGATAGTGGAAATATTGATGGCGGAACTTTTACACTTTATGGCAGAAAAATATAGGAGTAGAATGTGGCAATATCTAAAGCAAATTTTAACAGTTTCAACGTTACTCCCACAGCGAGTAAGCT